GGGCTTAATGCAGCCCAAGGTGGGGCACCTGGTCCGAAGGGCCCTCCCGTGAAAACGGGACCCACCGATTTCGTGTCTAACTGTAAGGCGTCGAAGGCTCTTTTGCCTAAGACCCTGTCGGCGACTCAGCTTGCGATCGCGCAGGCGTACCTCGAAAGGTTCGGGGCGGAAATCATGCAGGTTGCGATGTCTACGTCGCACCCCAGACAGCACGCGGCCCGTCAGGTCGTGTTCGTGCGAGCTTGCGACTTCCTGTACGGACAGGGGTTCCGGCGCTTGGTTGATCTGTGCGGTTCTAAACGCACGGCGAACCAGCTGGAGTTCCTGAACAAACGGGTGCCGCTGCTCGACCAGATGCTGCTGCGTGCTACCGCCACCATGCGGACCCCAGGCGACATTGCGCGCCCAGGCACCAACCTAGGGTTGACGGCCATCAACGAAGTCCATGCTTCGCACCTCTACTCGAGCTACGCTGGCGCCTTGGCGGGTCCCCTTAAGGATCCGTCGACGGTGGCCGCGCTCTTGAAGATGCCGGAGTTGGGGCAGTTTGAGGCCAAAGACAACTCACCGGAGGAGCTTGGACGCGTTCGTCTGTTCGAGGACTGGACGCAGAAGGCCCACATTGTCATGCTCAATGACGTGTACCACGATCCTGAGGGGGAGTCCCGGGCGTTTACGCCGGCGACTGTCATCCGCCTGCTCTTTGCGCAGGGATCCAGCGACTTGTTCGAGTGGGGCCAACTCCCGGCTGCCGCCAACGATTCGCCGGGTCCCATTGTGCTCGGCGAGCGTATGCTCCTGTGGATCGGCCATACCTTTCCGGAGTCCAGCGTTTGTGACGCGGTCGACGAAGAGGGTGTGTGGGTCGTCACGAGCCCGCCAGGCGCTCCGCGCATGGTGAGGTTCCGCCCAGACGAGTTCACCGACGCGTACCCGGACCACCCAGCGTGCTCTTGGATCTGCGACAGCAACACGGCCAGTCTCCGCGCAGACGAGATCTGGTTCCCAGTCACCGCGCCCGGAGGCGCGGCGGTGTACGGCGGCGCATTCAGCGCGTCGACGGTCATCCCCTTGGCGTGGACGGCGCTCGCGGTGGTCGGTGGATCCCGCGCGTACCTGTTCCGCATCATGGAGGTGGTCAACCCAGCACCGTCGCACCACCCAGTGGCGTCCGTTGTGGCGCGCACCTCAGAGGTGCCCGATCTGCGCTCCCCCGTGTCGGCAGCCCTGTACGACCGTTTCTGCAACACCAGCCGCATGTTCCCGAGCCCGCTCAACGAGCTCATGATGAGCATGTGGCCATACTTCTTTGCTAC